CCGCAGCGCCGCCTGTAGTTCTTCAATACGGTGAAAGCAGTGATGTAACTCCGCCTCCAACTGTTCAATGCGCGCCATGTCATCGACTTTGATGAGCGAGGCTTTGAGGTTGGCGGCTTCCAATTGTTCAATGCGGTCGGCGGCTTCTTCAACAATATCCGCATCATGGTTTGCTTCTTGGCCCCATGCGTCCATATGAATTGCGTATTCGCGCAGTCGCTTCACAATATCATCAGTCATGTTAATTTTCTCCCGTTTTTTTAACACGATCTGATGATGTGTTAATTATTCGGCCATTTATCGACATCTTGGAGAGCAGTCTTAGCAAGCCAAGACGCTGTATCTAATTCATGCTCTTCAAGGCCAACGATTTTGTAAAGGGCATCACAGACCTTTTCAAAACGCTTATCTAGTTCGTCGTAATGACGCGCCCAGCTTTTGACTTCAGCATGTTTTGCTCCAAGCAAAATCATCACCTCTTCCATCCGGTCTTCAGTCCATTTAGCTGCCACTTTAGGATCAATTGTGTCCATTTTTCTCCCCTTTCATCGACACCATCACAGTCGTTGACGCACTATCTTCGTACACCTTGCTAACAAACAGATCGACAATCTGCTTGTCATCGCCATACACGACACCATTCATCGCATCGCACAAAAGCTTCACCACGTTGTCTATGTCTGGCTTTGATGTTGGATAGAGTTTTCCTTCATCAATCAGGTTTCGCTGTTGTCGGGTAAAACTTTTTGGTATTGCAACGCTTATGCTAAAAGTGGCTTCAAGAGGCCCAACAAGAGGTGCGAAACCACGCATGGCGGTTGCCGCAAGCATCTTTATATAAGCCTCTTGATTGACCGTTTCTTTTGGCGTGTAAACGCGCCCGGTGCGAGTTGCGCGGGGGCGCTGCTTCCCCCGTGCTATTCCCGGTATCGTGAAGACGATAACTGTCAAAACGGCACCTCTTCGTCATCCTTAACTGGTCTAGGCCATTGCTGGCGTTGGCCGTCAGGCTTCCAGTTATTGATGTTGATGCCCAAACTTGGTCCATTCGGGTTTTTGTAAAGCCAGAACGACATTTTTATCTCTGACCCTTTTGGATAATCCTGATCAGTGATGATGTATCCCTTCATATCGGGATGCTTTTCACTTTTCTTATCCGCAGGGTACGCTTTCCCCTTTCCGGGCTCAGCCTTCGCCGCCATTTTCAACCTCTTCTGTTTTTATGAAAAGCTTTTGATAAAGCTCCTCATTGGCTTGCTTCAATCCGTTGATTTTATCGGCCTTCTGTTCAGCGGAAAGTTTGGTAGCATTCCCGACCTTGCCAAACAGGTCGAGAAAAACGTCTTTCCACTCATCTTCGCCAGCGCACATTTTATAGAGCTTCACAGAACCATCCGCGTCAGGAACGTACAGAGCCAAACCATCGACCGGGTCTTCGTGTTCGATGATTTGAACCTTTGGCATTTCCTGCGCGGGCTGGAAGTCCATCACCTCTTCAGGCGTGTACTCTCCCGTGAGAACTCCGGGGTACACAGTACGAATTCCCTCGGAGATCACACGGGCACGCAACATTGCACGCGGATAGTTCTTCCAATTGTCTTTTCCTGCAAGTCCGATTTCGCGGGCCTGCTTGAGCGTCCAAGACAATGTGAGAGAACCGCCTTGAGGATGCGTAAACTCGGCTTTCACCTCGTCATCCGCATATTTCAACCAATTCACCGTTCCTCCTGCTTGCTGGAACCTAGCCAGCATCGCGTCCGCACGCAAGGCCGGTCGTCCTTGGATGATATGATAGTCTCGGGCCACCGAACCGGGATGGCGTCCTTCTGCCTGCGCCACGGCCATGAGGGCCAAGACCTGATCAGAACTCTTAAGGCCAAAGAGGTTAGATTTGGCAATGGCATTCGCCATCCTTTCTTGATCAGTCCAAGGGACTATTGCGTTGCTCATTGTTCAGTTCCTTCTGGGACAGATTTTATAATTTTAATCAGGTTATCTGCGTCTTCTTCGTAAACATCGATCTTTTTTCTGACGATGCCCAAAATTTCTGATGCGTGTTTTCCATCCTTCGCACTCAACGTCACGGTTGTCTGAATGCAAGCGACCAATGCAGGCAACAACTCTCTAGGGGTATAGTTAGCGCAAAGGTCCATGATAGACAGAGCGCAATTTTGAACATTTTCTTCCCATTCTTGTTTTTCACTTTTCATTTCGCTGCTACCTTTCTCGGCCTGCCGCGACCGCGCTTTGAAACAGGGGACTCTGAGATTGCATCGCGTATCGCCATGATGGCTTCGTTTACACGACCCATGTTCACGCCGAACAATGACGCAATCACATGCTGATCGACACCATTGATGATGTGTGCGTGTGCCGCTCTCAATTTCTCTTCCGGTGTAAGCTGCGTCTTCATATCGTCCCTCACTTCACAAGAAACCGGCGAGAGCCAGTGGTTTCGTATTCGTACTGCGCGTATAGGTCTGGATGGTTCTTCTTGAACGAGATAGCGTCGAAACGCTTCGAACCCTTGGCAGACTTCCATGTAACCAAAGCTTCGCCCATCACGTTTTGCAGAACTGAGTTATCGCGCATGAAGCTCTGGATTGCGAAGGTGCGAGCTTCTATAGCGTCTTCCAGCTCCTTCACGTTCTTTTTGAATATCTTCAGCTCGTCGGCAAAGCGCTCAATTTTAGAGTCAGCCACAACGATGCCTTCATGGCTCTTAGGATAGCATATAGCCGCCTCTTCGCTTGTTGTAGGCTCTGGTAGTCCCCACGAGTGAACATAGCCCCACCACTGCGCCGCTCGCTGTATGAAAGCTTCTTTTTCAGCAGGCGTGAATTCCAGCTTGTAATGACGGAACTGTTGCCCACCAAAGAGAACCGCAAAATACACATGCGGAACGTCGCGCACGGTAGCCTCATGAAGGCACTGAATGTAATCAGGCTCAGGAATGCGAACCGGCTCATCCATTTCGCTGTACTTGTTCGCCACCGCTGCATTGAAGTTCTTGACCTCAAGCAAGCCACCATCCTCGGTGACGAAATCATAGTGCGCGCGAAGCCAATGCTGAGAGCGGTGAGTTCCCGGATCGTCAAGCGGGCTTGTGCTTATGCCGGTGACGCTGGTGAAAATCTCCGCAATGGTCGGTTGCATGATAAGCCCCATGCGAACCGCCTCATTGTTTGACAAGTCAACGCGCTCAATCTCTCCACGCTTTTCACGCAGAACATCGTAAAGATGCCCAGAAACAGCCCTACGGCTATCTGTTGCCCACCACGCTGTAGCGCGTTCCTCTTTGCTGAAACCGTCGCTCATAGTTCCAACTCCCTCATTTCTTTTGAAGTCAAACCGCCGAATTCACTCATGTGACCTGCGATTTTAAAGGCCAGTTTCGCCGCGCCGCGATAATCCAGAGTGCCGTTGTCTTGCATTAATATCGCGTGAAGCGCGCAACCAGCGTAGAAGGTTTGGCTTTCTATTGAAGCCATTGAGATAGCTCGTTCTATCGCGTCAAAGGCTTCTAAAACATCGTTCTTGATTTCGTCGATGTACCGACAATCTTCTTCGTTCAGTGCCATTGTGGTCCCCTTTGTGTGTCATGCGACAGGCATACATAACGGCCAAATCAAACCTCTTGTCAATAGGTTTGCATTGTGGTTTAACAAATTATTGCTAACCAGAAAGGGACGAGCATGAAAAGAAAGGTATATCTGTTGAGCGACGAAATGGCACAGGCTATTGAAGATTTTCGCTTCAAAGAGCGCTTTAAAAACGAAAGCGATGCGATACGATGGCTTCTTGCGAAGGGTTTGGACGCTTGCGACAACCTGCCGCAGCCAGAAGAAAAGAACGAGGAAAATCAAAATGTTGAGTGACTACGAGCGCGAGTTATCCACACATTATGCACAGGTAAGAAAACGCCTACGGGGAGAGGTTCCAAAGAAACCAATGCCCATTCCGCCCAAGCCTGAGCCTGTTCTTGAGGTGCTTGAGAACCCCAAGCCTGAGCCTGTCATCATCGAACCAAAGCGCGACTTCGTGCTGATCGTGAATGAGTTGCCTTGGAGGAAAAAGGGAGGAGAAAGGGAGGAGACGGGACTTTGGCGGCGGTCTTACAAGATGGTTCTGGACGATGTTTCACGGGAAACAGGCATCCCCGCGAAGCAGATCATAGGACGCCAGCGCTGCAAGCAAATGGTTGAGGCTAGACGCTACTTTTGGTGGAGAGTGGTGGAGGAATGTCCCCACCTGAGCATTGCCGATATTGGCAGGCGCTCCGGTCATGACCACACAACGGTCCTGCATGGTGTCGCCCGCTTTCAGGAAATTCTCTCAGGAGAGTTCGCAGATTACAGGAAGAAGGGCGCTCCCAAAGCTGAGAGGGAGCGCGAAAAGAGCGGACGCTTCGTGCGCCATAGGGCTACCGGGCGCAAGTGGTGTCCCTTGATAGGGCTCAATAAAACGGTAGATTAAACGATGAAGCCCCGCCAGCGGGAGTTCTGACGGGGCTTCGGAACAACGGGCACTGCGAAGCGCGTTGATGGGAGGCAATCTCTATATACAGAGCCTTCCTTCATTGCGCAATCCACTAATGGGGTTATGCAATGAAAAGTTTAGACCTTGCGCGAACAATTCGACTGATGATTGACGCCGGTTGCGACACTGAGCAGATCAAGCGCGTGTGCGATGGTCACGCCGAACAGGAGCAATCGAAGCGCGAAGCCCAACGCTCGAAATGGCGAGAAGTGAAACAAAAACAGAGATTGTCCACAGTGTCCACGAAGAACTCAGTGGACATCGTGGACCCCTCTCCCCCTAATGGTTTCCCCCCCGCCCCTATAAGTATACTTAATACCCCCCCTTCCTTAACCCCCTCACCCGTGAAGCGCGCACAGCGCGCAGCTCGTCTTTCGGAGGATTGGGTTCCAAGGGAATTTGAAGGGGAGACGGTCGAGCTGGAGAAGTTCCGGGATTGGGCTAGGTCGGCTCCGGGCCAGAAGGGCGTCAAGGCGGACTGGGATGCAACTTGGCGGAACTGGATGCGCCGGGTGCGCGAAAACGGAAACGTGACCAGCTTCGCCCCGAAACCGAAAGAGCGCGACCTTCGCAATATACCGGACAACCTTCTGTCAAACGAGGATTGGATGCGTAAGCGGATGCAACTTAAGGGGACATGGAAATGAGCGACATTTACACGGCTATGCTCAAATACCTGAAGCAGAACCCCGGCGAGGCGATGGCGATCCATGCCAAGCCTGAGGC